ATGGATTTTACACAGTAACATTGGGTGCTGGCGGCAGTGGTGCAACTGCAACTGGATCTGGAGCAACTGGAAGCGACTCGACCTTTAATACAATTACTGCCAAGGGTGGTGGTGGCGGTGGATTTAATGATACAACTGGTTCTGCTGGTGGATCTGGAGGAGGTGCAGCGAGTTTAGGATCTAATAATACAGGAGGATCATCAAACCAAGCAAACCCAACTGGAGGTGCAACTGGATTCGGAAATAAGGGTGGAAATAAAAGCGGATGGGCGCAACAAGCTAGAGGCGGGGCTGGAGGAGGAGGAGCAGGAGGAGCAGGCGTTGACCAAACCCTTGTAAACGAAGGAAGTGCTGGCGGTGTTGGTAAAAATTATTCAATTTCTGGAGTATCTACAAATTATTCTGGAGGAGGAGGAGGCGGAGCGCATTCTGGAGGCGGAAGCACTGCGGATAGGCCCGGCGGCGCAGCAGGAGATGATAGTGCTGGTGCTGGAGGAAGGTCTTCTACAACTACCACAAACAATGGTGGAAACGGCGTAACAAATAAAGGAGGTGGTGGAGGAGGAAATGGTGTAAATGGTGGCGGGGCGCAGGGAAATGGTGGCAACGGAGGTAGCGGAGTTGTGGTTATCCGCTATTTAACATAATGGCTCACTTTGCTGAAATAGGCGAGGATGGAGTTGTGCTAAGAGTTATTGTTGTGGCTAACTCAGACATAATTGATTCCAATGGAAATGAAAGCGAAGAGATTGGGATCAATATATGCAAAAATGCTCTTGGTGGAAATTGGGTTCAAACATCATATAATGCTAGGTCAAGAAAGAATTACGCTGGAATTGGATTCACATACGATGAGGCGCGAGATGCATTCATTCCTCCAAGGCCGTTTCCATCTTGGATTCTAAACGAGCAAAGCTGTGCTTGGGATGCTCCAGTAGAAAAGCCGATTGGCGATTATACTTGGGACGAAAATGAGTTAAACTGGAAAGAGGTAACAAATGACCCTGTCTGAAATAGCCCAATACGCCGGTGAGAAGGTCGGGAAGACTGATGCCGATACGCTGACCTTCCTCCAGAAGGCCGCAAGCTTGGCTTACCGCCGGGTCTGGAACTTTGCCCCTTGGCGTGAGACCGTCACCAGTTCCACCTATTCGGTCGGAACCAACCGCACCATCACCCTTGGAACCAACGTGGAGACACCGCTCTCCGTATCCTATGACCAATCCGAAGTTGAACCCATCGACCTTGCCACCATCATCAGCCAAGACGCTGATCTGCTCGAAGACACCCGCACGGGTACTCCGGTGCTGTATCATTTTACTGGTCGCAATACGAGCGGAGTTGCACAGCTTGATCTGTATCCGCGATTGGCGGATACTGGAACCGTAAGCCTGCGGGTGGTGGAGAAACTGAAATGCCTAACACGCACCAACATCATTGTAGATTTCCCGCCGACCACGCAGGCGTTGGGTGACGAGCTTCGCCTGCCCCATGTTCACCAGGTCGTTCTTTCCCTGACCCACGCCGATGCCCTGGAGCGTGAGCGGCAGTACGCCAAGGCACAGTCAGTCGTTCAGACCGCCAATGCCGACCTTGCGGCGATGGCTAACTACGAACTGAGTCAGGTTGGTGGGATCAAACAGATCACGCCGTCCAGCTTGGGCGACCTTACCACCGAAGAAATTACCGCCTCCTAATGCCCTACTACTCGGACAACCTCGACGACCTTCTGGCGTTTGACGGCATCCGCAGTTTTGCGGGTGGTCAAGCCAGCGGTCTGCAATCAGACCTCTTGGCTGAGAACCAAGTTCAGCAGTTAGTCAATATGACCTTGTCGCCCAAGGGGAGCCTTGAGACCCGGCGTGGGTTGGTCAACTTCAACACCACGGCGACAAGCCAAGAGGGGTCGATTGGAGGAATGCGGTATTTTGATACGGCGCAATACGAGAACCTTGTCACCGTAACGCAAGGCAGGCTTTACAGCATCAACTCCAACGGCAGTGCAACCCTGCACCCGGCGGATGAAATCTGGGATTCGTTCACCGGAGCAACTCGCATTTGGAATAACGAGAACCAGCAGTGGGCTGATGGATTTTCCACAAACTTTGATGTCAAGGTCAGCATGGCTCAGTTCAATGACAAAATGTATCTGGCCGATGCGGACGGTCCGCTTTACTATTTTGATGGTGACGTTGCCACAAGGCAGGGCGGCAAGGTCAGGGCTATCACCATCTCGACAGGCGGAACTGGATACACCAGCGCAACTGCCATCGTGACCGGGCCGGATTGGGGTGGAACGCTTCCGACCCTAATTACGCAAGTGGCCGGTGGAGCCGTCACTGGCGTAACCGTGGTGGATGGAGGATCTGGGTATTCCGGCGCACCGACCGTAACCATTATTGGCAATGGCTCCGGTGCTACCGCAACCGCCACGGTAAGCCCGCCTCCGCTCAATCTCAGGCTTTTAATCAACACCGGCAACCGCCTCTTTGGCGTTGGATCAGCCGGGAACCGCAACACGCTTTACGCTTCCGACATTCTGGATGCCTCCATTTGGGATGCGGCAAACTCGGTCGTCGTAAACGCCGATGACGGAGATGAGATCACCGCCATCGTTCCATATTACGAGAACCGCATCATCGTCTTCAAGAAACGGCGCATATTCCAAGTTACAATTCCTCCCGATATGACCAGCGCGGCGGATTGGGTGATCCAGCTTATCTCCAATAACACCGGCTGCGTGGCTGAGGGTTCCGCCGTACAGGTCAATTCCGACATTTTCTTCCTTTCCGATGACGGCATCCGCTCGCTGGTCCGGTCTGCGGCGGACGATTTCACCTCGGTAGGTCTGCCATTGTCAGAGGTTGTCAAGGATGTTATTCAGGAAATCAACGTGGCCGAGATTGGGATCTGCACGGCGGCCTTCTACGACAACCGCTACTTCCTTGCCGTGCCGACAGCGTCAAACGATTTTAACGATACCATCATTGTGTACAACACGGTACTGGGGGCATTTGAGGGGACTTGGACTCCGAATGTAATGCAGTTTGCTTTGACCAATTTCCAAGACGAAGGGCTTCGGCTGATGAAGAAGTCCACCACGGGACAGATCCAAAAGTACAGTGGATACAAGACCCCGGCACAGGTCACAATTGCCGACTACCAAGATGCCGGAGTTGACTACGAATCCTATGTCCGCACCGCCGATATGGACTTTGGCGATCCTTTTGCCGAAAAGCACGGCAGCCATTTTGAGGTGGTCTTTGACGACTCATTCTCGACCGATACGACCATCTCCATCCAGCGGGATATTGACGTTGGCGATATTGACGTTCAGCCAAACCTCAACATCTCCAGTGCCGCCCTAACCCTTCCATTTGTTCTCCCGGCTCAGTTGCCATCCTCGGTCAAGAAAAGGCTTGCAAGCGATCTCCGGGCGTACCAGAAATGGCGTTTGTTGAATATCAAGATCCAATCGGCGGCCAACAAAATGGCCATCCGCCAAATCACGGCTGCGGCCAATCCTGACACCATTGAGGTGCAGAAGAACATCTCGTGACGGCTGTGGAGTTTATCGAGGCTTCCGGCGTGCCGGAGTCAACCTGGCCAACCTTTAGGGAATGGTTTAACTGGCACTCTGAGCGTGGCCTGGTTGGGGTAGCCAAGGATGGGGATGAGGTGGCCGGGGTAGCCATTGCTAGGTGCATTAAGGGCATGGAAGCCCCTGATCCTTATGAACATGACGAAGCCGGAGAAAGTGTGTTCGTTGATTTGACCGTGACCTCGATTGATGGTAAAAGTAACCCCTTGAGTCGCAAGGCTCTAAAGTGCCTGCTGTCGATCCTCTGGGATCGTTTTGGTCCGCGCAGGAGGATCACATTCAAGCGTAACGGCTTTTACAAGGAGTACGACTACTACAATTTTATGCGAAAGGCACTAAACTAATGGGCGGCGGACCATCCATCCCGGCACCCCCTCCTCCTCCCGACCCCCTAAAGGCGGCGCAGGCCAATTCCCTTTTCTACCGATCCTCGCTGGAAACCTACGTTGAGAAGGCTCCAGACATTGCGGCTTTGGAAAACGCCCTTCGGATCAAGTATATGCCCGAACAGCGTCAGTTGGAACGCCAGCTTTCCGCCGCCGACCAGCTTGCCCAGGTTCAGACCGGCCTCCAGCTTGAGAGGCAGTACGGACCGCAACGCACGATGGAAACCCTTCGTCGGCAGTACGAGTATAGCCCGGAAGCCTTTGCCCTGAATCGTGGGCTGGGAAGCCAGCTTACCCGCCAGTTCGAGCGCACCTATGGGGTTAGCCCGTTTGCCAGCGTTGAGCCAATGGTTGCCTACGGCGGCGGCGTGGCTCCGGTCAATTACACCGGAGGCATTGCTCCGCAGATCGGTGCGCCTGCCTATACCACCGAGATTGGCGATGTGTTGGCGCGCAACGTAGAGGCTCAGAAGAAGACGACAGCAAAATTCAGGGCTGGGGAGATTTAATATGGCAAGCGTTGAAGATCTTCGTAAAAAAGTAACAGACTTAAATACAAAACTTTCAGAAATGGAAAGTTTTAGTGTACAAACATCTACATCCAGACAAGCTGCTAAAGCAAGAAATCCAAGAAGCGGAACAAGAATTACCGGATATGTTGATGTTCCTGTAACAAATGTTAAAAAAAATCCTGAATACGAAAAAACTCTTACACAGCTTCTTTCGGCGCAAACAGAATTGCAGGATGCAATTTACAATCGCGAAGGATCATATAATACACTAGCCGAACAAATTGCCGGTCTTACTGGCCGGGATCGACTTGCCGGAGTTGGTGCTGGATTAAATCAGGCACTCAATCAGCTTGGCTCTGGCAGGAACTATGGCTCGTCAGATCTTGGCTCTCGCCTAAACTTCCAAGTATCCGACCAGCAGATTGTTGACGATTACAACGCAACCCGCCTCGGTCGCCTTAACCGTATTGCGGAAGACGGAAACTCGCAGATTGTAGGAATTCAGGCGCGTATTGATGCGGCCAATCAATTGCTTGAAAGCCTTCCGGCAAAAGATCCCCGCAGAACCTCTGCTCAGGTTTCCATTGACCAGCTAAAGGCAGACCTTGCCAGCGTGCAGGGTGCGGTAACAAAGGCTGGGCAACAGATCGCCGATTTCAAACCAATCACAACCGCCGACGATGAGGGACTTAAAGAGATCACAGCGTTCCGTGAATTTATCAAGTTGCCGGAAGAACGTGCTGGCGAACAACTCAAACAGATTGACCCGGAATCCTACAAGACCGCAGTCGGCCTGGGGCAACGCTATCGTCAGCTTGCGACCGAGGAGTTGCCTGCAACGACGACAGCGCAGACGGAGCAACTTCGCAACACCATCGAGCAGGAAGCACTCAATCAGCTTCGCCTTGGCTCGACCTTGGGAGCCGAGGAAAGGCGTGGATACGAGCAGGCGGTGCGTGCCGCCCAGACCGCCCGTGGCAACATCTTCGGCCTTGGACCGG